TCGATCGCTTCTTCAGTGATTGAAAACGCAAGTGCGATTGTTTCGTTTGTATAACGAGCTGTGAACGTTTCGTTTGCAGAATCGAATGTTACACCTTGACCTTCAGCTTTTACTGCTGCGTTGCCAAAGCCTGATAACATTACTTCTTCTTCGAACGCTCTGTCTGAAGTTTCTACATCGTAGAACTCAGCATGTTCGTTATCATATCTGTTGTACTCCAGGCCAAATAATGCATTCAAACCTGGCTCTAGTTCTTTAACTAGTTGTCCTCTTGTTATAGCCATATAGTTATCCTCCTATTATACGCCTGTTGCGGTTAAGTAGAAGTGCTCAATAATGATAACTTTAAAGTTAACATTTGCTGAACTTAAATCATTATTTCTAATATCATCTGATACTCCAATAATTCTTAAGTTTGCAGTAGTTGTTGCTAAAGTACTATCACCTAACTCAGTTTTTGAAATAAAGTTTGGTGTAACACCTGCTGCAACTGCTACGTCAGCGTTGTTGAACACGTCAGTTTGTGCTGATGCACCAGCATTGTCAGACTGAATCTCGTACACTTGGTGCGGACTGTCTGTGATAAATGCTTTAATATCTGTAGCGGCATTACTACCTCTAAGATTGTTAGCAAATGTCGGCTTGCTAGTAGTGGCATCCGTAAAAAATACACCTTGAGCTGAACCTATTAGAGCTCCGTTGTCAGTAGCTGCTGCAATACCAACTGTTCCAGTGTTAATAACTTTCATCAAGTCATTTTGTGAAAAAGCTGATGCACAAGCTGCGACTTCAAATTCTGTAAGTCCAGAGTTCATCGGTGTACTACCCAAAAAGCCAATTGGTTTTAGTCCAAAGGCTGCATCTTGGTTAGCCATATTTGTTTTCTCCTTGTTAAAGTTTATTTTGTTGGAGAAAAATCGTTAAAAAATTAACTCTTCTTCGTACCACCAAAAGTTACACGAGTCTGCCTTTCACTATTGATCGGCATACTTGGGTGCTGTTCCTTCATCAAGTCCTTGTCGATGGCGTCTGTTTTTTCTTGAGTCATTTTTGCAAAATACTCTTTTCGCGCCTCAACGACTTCATTAGGTATCCTTCCCAGCAGAAGGCCTCCTACTCCGATCACGCCCTTGTATTTACCTTCTTGTAATGTTGGGTAATCACTATCTGGATATTCTTCTGCTCTTACAAGCTCGAAACCAGATCTTAAATGGCCAGACATGTTTTTAGTATCATCAAATCCTAAAACTTCTGCTCTTAACCATCTGTGTTTATACCCATCAGGTGCAGGGGGTGCATCTAAAGATGAGGGTGGAGTCCAAGTAGTTTTCTTAACTGTTTTAGCTCTACTTTGGCTCGCACGAGAAGATTTCATTTTTTCGTTTTCCATATGCCTATACCTCCTTCGTGAGTCTTAATTGTTTCGCATATTCTTCTAATGGCACACCTAATTTTTTAGCGATTGTTACCTGTGAGGGTGTGAGTCTCACTGTATTGCGGCTTGTTTTTGTGCTTCGCTTCGCCGAAGCTACTGTTTGCACTGGTTTAGCCGTTTCCGTTGTCTCAGTACTACCAAATTTGTGAGGGAATTCAAGTCTTATTCTTTTATCTATTTCAGAATAATACTCGTCACTTTTTGGATCATATCCCTCTTCATCAGTAAGCTTTTTGTGCAAATCAAAAGCCGTATACGTCATCGCAGTATCGGTTCCAAACCATTTATTTTTAGAAGCCCACTCCTCAGCTTTTGGATCTGAAACAGGTGCGTCTTTAGGTAACTCATACCCTTGATACGTATTTACTGTTTCTTTTGATTCAGCGGCTAAAAATGGATCTACCTTTTTTTCTTCTGTTGGTTTTTGCAAACTTTCTTTTTGTTGAGCTAACTGAGCTTCTTGATATCCTAGTTTACCTATTTCTTGTTGAGCTGCGACTTCAGCTTGAATATCACCTGCTTCTCTAGCAGCAGCTAGTTTTGCCATGGCAGCATCCATACCTGATTTAATAGTTGCCTCTAAAGACTTTAGGTAATCTGGTTGTAATTTTAAAAGTTTACTTTCAGAGTCTTTTTGTTTCTCAAGAACAGTTTTTGCATATCGTGTAGCTTCATCTCTTTGTCTTTCAGCTTCACGCATTTTTTTAGTTAGCTTAGCAATTCGTCTTTGAACACCTTCGCTGTATTCTTTTAGCTCGTCTTTTTTTGGTTCTTGCTCCTTGCTGCCTGTTTCTTGTTTTACGTCTTCTTTTTCTTCTTCAACTTTAATCTCAGGTTTTTCCTCTGAGACCTCAGCAGGTTGAACAACATCTCCTTGTTCCTCCTTTTTCTCTTCCTTTAATTCTACGTCCACTTCAGGACCGGAAGTATCTATATCCACTATCTCTGTATCTTCTGTATTCATTTTCTTTTCTTCTGGCATAGCCTTCTCCTATGTTATAGCACGTGAAGCAAGGATTCTGGATCTGCGATCGTTCCTAATACTTCATCATCGTTTAATATGCGGACTTCTCCGCCTTCTATTGGTAATCTTGATCCTGCGTATCTAGCAAAGATCACCCAATCTCCTTTTTTACACCATGGGTCTTGAAATTTATCTTTGTCTTGGTAACAAAGTGGACCCATTTTTAAAACATAACCACAAGTCGTTGCGATTCTAAATTTATCTAATGCCTCTGGTGCAATAATAATTCCACCTTTAGTTTTCTCTTTTGGTGTAAAAGGTAAAACTAAAAGTCTCCAACCCGATGGTTCTGGTAATTGATCAACCTGACTTTTAATATTATCTGGATTTAATGGCTCTGGTTTAGCCTCATCTTGTTTTTTATATTTATCCTCGAGTGCGAGTTTAATCTTCGGTACTTCCGAGTTTGATGATATTTCCTTCATCTTCTTTTTGCTCCTTTTCATCTAGCAGGTTAGAGATTTCCTGTAGTAATAGTTGATAAGTTTTTATCTGTCCTAACATATAGTTGTATTTCTCCATATTGTCAACGCCACCTCCACAGATTGTGTCAACAACACTTTGCATGTTTTCTTTTATAACTTTCTGTATTTTTGCTACTATAAATAGTCCGTCCATTATCTTTCTCCTAACTTCTTTTTAAATTTATGCACTCTATTTCGAGCGCTTCTTTCTAACGTTTTATCTTTCTTTTTTAAGGCTACACCAACGTCACGTCTAGCTTTCATTAGTTTTTTAACTAATTCTTTTTTATAGGGCCCCTCTTTTAATGGAGATTTTTTGTATTTTTTACCCTTAATCTCTATAAATTTTGACATTAATTAATTTTTTCAATTCGCAATATTTTATTATCTTTTGATAATTCTGCTTTTACTCTTGAACACATATAAAGAACTGTTGACCCACTGTTTCTTGAAGCTATTCTTTTTTTCTTTAAACACTCAGATACGGTTGGCGTGTAAGTCATTTCTTTTAATTCTTGAGGGTCTCCAATAAACATAAGTAATGCCATGATCTCTATCATTTACCATTCTTCCTAACTAACTTCTCTACATCTTGTTGAAGTTTTTCTATCTTTTTAGTTGCTTCTGTTAGTAACACTTTAGTGTGTATGTTTTCATCTAATTGTTTTTGATGTTTTTCTAACATCTTTGCATTCATTTCAATTAACATTAGCATCTCTAAGTTTTTTGGTTTTTGTTCTGCACGTTTTAACAGATCTGCTTCCATCAATTGTTTAGATGTCTCCAAGTTATTGATGCGTTCAACAATACCAAAGTATGCCCACACTCCTACTGCTACAGCAGCAACAATACTAATTAAATTTCTAACTGGCATAGAGATATGTGTTGATTCTGAAATCTTCATGCTTTTCTGGTTCTCCTAATCGCCTCTTTTCCTTTTTTAAAAATAGAAGCAACTTGTGATTTACCCATCACCTTTGCTCGTTGTTCACCGACTGTTAAGATTTGAATTTTTCTCGCAAACGGTTTACTAATCTTTTTAACCTTCGC